CTACCTGTGTGCAGGCGTGGAACCTGTAGTGGAGCCTGTAGTGGAGACGGTTGCAGCACATGCTGTGGTATCTGCTCCAGCCCCCCCAGTATCAGAACCTGAACCTGAACCTGAATCAAAAAAACCATGCGAGGACCCTCTGGTAGCAACAGCTAGGTTTCTGAAAGCATTGCTTGAGTTGTCAAAAACAGGCGAAAATAAAGACTCGGCGAAAGCAATCCAAATCATGGAACAAAACAAAAAAATTCAGCGCGAACATTTGCCGACAGAGCTTCTAAATACACCGCAAATATGGAATTCGCTTTTGAATGGAATGGGAATGACCGCGCTCGTTCGCAACCTTGGAAAACTATCGCAGGTCGGGGTTGCGACGACGCGGTCACAGGATATTATTAAAATACTGAATGATCCGAAAGCCGTGAAGGATTCAAAGATTCATCCTCTTCAAGTTCTGGTTGGAATGAAGACGTACTCACAAGGAAAGGGTGACCTTGGTTCAATGACATGGCAAGTGAACTCTTATATCACAGCAGCGCTGTCTACGACATTCAGGCAGGCGTTTGGAAATATCACACCAACCGGGAAACGGTTCATGTTTGGACTGGATGTATCTGGGAGCATGTCAATGTGTATGTGCGCTGGGGCGAAAAATATCACACCACGCGAGGGATCGATTGCGATGGCGATGATGACGCTACATGCGGAGGGAGCAGAAAATGTCCACATCTATGGTTTCAGTAATGTATTTTACAATTTCAATGGAAAGATTCGACCAAATATGACAATTCAGGAAGCGATTAACGCCACGGACGTGCCCTTCGGAGCAACGGATTGCGCTTTGCCTATGATAGAGGCGCGTAGAATGTATTTGCAGACTGGAATTGTATTTGATGTATTTTGCATATATACCGACAGTGAAACATACGCGCCCAATATTCATCCCCAAGTGGCGCTGGAAAATTATCGCAAAGAAACCGGAGTTGATGCGAAACTAATCGTGATTGGAATGACAGCAAACATACTGACAATTGCCGACCCAAAGGACAAGAATACGCTGAACTTGGCTGGATTTGATACTGCAACACCGGAGTTGATTAGCATGTTTGTAAGGGGGTTGATTTGAAAAGAGCGCCGGCTAATATGATGGAATAATGCAATGAATATATTATTACTTTTTTTAGTAATAATATATAATTTAGTTATGTTTTACAAAATATACTTACCAATATTTATGATTTTTTATTAAATACTAATAAAATATTAATATAAAATAGTAGTATAATATTATACTAGATGCTTATAAATTTATATATTTATGTTATTGTGATTGTTGCGTATAATATATATAATTACATAAAAGATGTACCATTTCATTATATCACACAAACTAACTTTTCATTATGTGAAAAAATGAATAGCACATTTTGTATTCGTATTTCGTATTTTGTAATGGCTATTGTATTATATTTTCTAACTATTAAGTTTATTAATCTAACCCTGCCACAAGACGCCCCAAAGGTTATAAACACGATTACAAATGATAAACCTTCATTTTTTGGTTTCGGATCTTTAGTTGGGAGTGGAATATCAATCCTTTCATTTATTTTTAATATTATTCTCGGATTCTCGACGTTTAATGGTTTTAAACATAACTCTGTAGTCGATACAACCAAGAATCTTATAACTATTTTTACAGGAATGATGATGACAAGTTTTTCGGAAGAATTAATATATCGCGGCTTACTAATTGGTGTAACAAAACAATTTTTAAATACGAATATTTGTGTTATTTTATCGGCTTTAGTTTTTGGATATGTTCATGTAAAATCTTCATTTATATATAGTATAGTAGCTTTTATTTCTGGTATTGTTTTAGGGCTTGGTTACTTACATTATGGGTTATACTGGTGTATTGGACTTCATGCTTTATTTAATTTTGTTGAAACATCCTTGTATACAATAACGAATATTAAAGTTAGCAATAAATTAATGGGTGGCGAAAGAAAAACACCAGATGATGATGGGATGATGACGGTATTGGTTGAGTTAATTGGTTTATATAGTTTTTATTATTTTGGTTATTTTTAACTATGTAAAACAATTATTTATGTTTCCCTAAATTTATTTTTTATGTTTCCCTAAATTTATTTTTTACAACAAGTACGTTTCATTTTACGCCATACACGCTTCTTCGTTTTTTTACTCCAACACCAATATCCACGTTTTGGATTGATACAACATGTTTCTTTTCTTCCTCTTACAAGACGACACCTTTTTGCTGTTTTATTCATGCTCACTATTATATAACATTATATATTATTTAATTGTGTACAATCAATATATAAAACCTATATAAAAAGAATCTAATAATATTATGTAGCAAATCTTAACAATCAGTTTTACAAAAAATGACCGAACGTGTATCGGCCCATGAAATGACGAACAGTCCACAAAATGCTACATATACCGATGTTATTAAAAAATTTAAAGATTTGCAAAGACAGTATTACGTGGAAAGTGGGTGTATGATTTCAACAATGAATGATGAATTTGCAAAAGATTTTATAGATAAACATCCTAATTTAGTATGGGATGAAACATACAATAAATATGCAGAAGCTGATGTTCTTACAGCAAAAGTAAATATAATTATTTTTGGGAAACCATTTGCAGTATATTTACATCGCCCTATTAAACAAATTCATCGCTGTGAGTATGAATATTTTTTTGGGTTTGGAGGACACAATAAGGGGTTTTCGTATAGTCGAATTGTTGCTACATTTGCACAAACATATGATAAAACTGTAGATATTGAATACATGCTTATGACGGGTACACTAGCGGACGCGGATGGAGACGGAGATGCCTGTGCGTGCATTATTGATGAAAAATATATTAAAAATGTTCTAAAGTTGCTAGTGGTTGGTGGATACGTAAAAGGGTGGAATGCTTTTACTGATTTTGAAAAGTGGTTTAAAGAACGTGGATTTACTTTAGAGTTAAAAACGGATACTTCTAGTACAACGACATCATTTATTTTTGAAGAATATGAGTTAGTAGAAACGCCTGTCAAAGATCCCGAATCATAAAATTTGGGTCTCCTATTATTTCGCGAAGAACATGATTTGTATATGCCCGGGTTAGTGCATCAGCTTCATAGTAGTTCCAGTAGGTGTCTGGAAGTCCCAGGTCTGTGCTTTTTTTATTACCTGTAACAACAACATTTGTAAAGCGTGTTATAGTGCATTGATACTCATATCTAGGATAAATATTTATGACAAATGTTCCTTTGCAGTTTAGGTGTGCGTATTCGGGGCGTTTTTCTCGAATCAGGTATGTTTTTCCGGGGACAAGGTCGATAGGATTGACAAGTTGAAGAGGGCGCATTGGTGTCGCGTTGCGTTGTATGGTTAGAATTTACTGTTACGATTAAACAATATAAAACATTTCAATTTTATATTGTTTTTTGTTTTATTTTACTTTCCTTTCCTAAGACCAGTCCATTACATTAAACCCAAGTTTTAATCCAAGTGGTTCTAAATATTTCTTTGAACGTTTCATAAGTTCAATTGGATAACTTATCCAATTTGTTGTATTTATATTGCCTGTATAAGAGAATACTTCTGAAAGTTCTGTATATTTTATAGTTGGATGAACATAGAAAAAAATACCAATATCATTATCACATTGTAATTTATTTCCCTTTCGAATACATTTTTTATCAAATCCTAATATTGTTCCGATTATTTTTGTGCGTTCAATGTTAACTTCAGGAGCAAAATATTCTGATTTTGGATTTGGAAGTATGTATGTATCTTCTAATCTTTGAAAAAGTGGTTCAAACTTTTTAATAAATTTTTTATTGATGAAATAGATAAAGTTATTTCCTGGTATATCAAAATAAGGTCCTTCCTTGAACCCAAGACCAAATGTTTCAGCAAATTCGGAACTTTTTGGTCCAACTCTAGAAATTAAACAAGCAGTTCGTAATCCACACCATGTAAAATATAAATTATATAATGTATGATTAAATGCTTCTTTATCTAAATTAAGTGTTTTTAACCATTTACTCATTTTTTTAAATATTTTTATATTTTCCCGGGAGTTCATTTTATTATATTGATATGATAATATTATTTATATACTAATTACATTATTATTAGTTGTGGTCTGTTTCATAATTAGTTTTTTATTTTAAAAAATAAATTGTAAGTATATTATTTGCTCACCCGGTGGGGTGAGCAAAACATTATTGCTTTCCCTCAAGGGAAAGCAAAACATTATTGGTTCTTGCTTTAATAATCAACAAGCAAAAGTTAATTAATCACCTTCAATATTACGGATATATATCGCTTTCTAAATCTGTAACAATCTTATTTGCCGAAAGTAGTTTATCTATTAATGAAATATTTGATGACTTGCTAGAAATCCAAGGTTTTTGAAGTTTTGCATGTTTCTCCACTTTAAAAAATTCTCTATGTTTTGTATGTTCTTTATTCAACCATTCGTGGTAATATACAACATATTTTCTCATCATATCGTGTGTTATTCCATCCGGTAATTTTATTGCATTGTATTTTCTTTCTCTTTTTGTTCCATCATCAGCAGTACCTTTACTATTTTTTTGCTGTTCTTCTCTTGTAGCGATTCTTAAATTGTCAAAACAATTATTTAAAGGATCTCTGTCAATATGATCCACGCTTATAGTATTTGTTCCTTTACCATTACCCATACATCCCGTTATTACTTGGTGAATATGAATATTTAAATGACATGAAATATAACCGTTCGACATTTTATACCAAGTAATTTTATTTCCTTTATTATTTGTTTTTTCATAATCTAATATTTTTTGGTAACTTGTCGGGCATAATATACAAAATGTATCAACTTCGCAATACATAACTATAGTAGTGGTTCCATTTTCATTTTGGATTTTCCATAATGGATTCTTTTCTTGATTAGATGTTCGTCCAATAGTTTTAATATGACCTCGTATAAAGTCTATTTTTGCCGTTTTATATTTATCGCGAATATATTCATCTTTTAATGAAAATATATTACCAATATCCATATCTATTTTGTCTTTGTCTTTGTCTTTGTATAACTTATATCAAGTATGTACGTAGTACGTACACCCTTTATGTGTCATCAATTTTTCATATTATTAAATACATAATAATATTAAAATAAAATTGTAATTCCAGTTGTGAAGCGCACACGCAATTTAATTGCTGTAAGCACTCTTGTTCCTCTAAGTTTCCCTAGAGGGAGGACTGTATCTTAAGCCGTTTCAGGTTGCTTAAACCTTCATTAACGACCCACATCCGTTCAGTCTCTGACGCCCTACCATAGACTAGCATATTAATATCGCCTTTAGGTAGTAAGCATGCGGATTGCCCAATCTTTTTCATTATTACCATACCCAAGTTCATTACTCTTGGCCACTTATTCCTTTCGGAGATAAGCTTGGTAGAAAAAGCTCTAAGGGGTTTCCCGAACAACAAGATGTGTTGCAACTCCGACGACAACAAGTCGGAATCACTAGCAGTTAGTCAAATCATCAATAACGATGATGGTGAGGACATAAATGGTTTTCCATAGTAAGAGCTCACTTTACTATGGCATACTGCTTTTCGGCCCTTGTTCACAGCTAGTATGATCATCATCATAACTAAGCATGTAGCTTCAAGGCCTCCCATACCACTCATGATACGGAGAACGTTGTAATTGGTAGCATAGACACGAACCTTAGCAGTCTTGGTGCCCTCAACGGTGGCGTTGGAGAGAACAAGCTGAAGGGTAGCATTGTCAATGCGGGAGAAGTTGCACGATCCACTTGGTTGATGCTCTTCGGGCCTGAGCGCAAAAGAGTAAATGTTGATACCAGTGTCAGGGGTGCGGGTGTGGTGCTGGTAAGGCTGGACGAGGTCGAAGTAAGTTCCTTCGCGCTCAGAGAAGCGATCCTGGCCGTTAAGCTGGAGCTTAGCGGTGACGACAGGGTTCATACCCCAGCAGTGAAGAGAAAGAGAAGTCTGGGTAAGAACGAAAGTACCGGCATCAGAAACTCCAGAGTTCTGGAAAGGATTGCCGCCTTCATGGAAGCCGGGAGCAAAGTTGGGCTGATCGTAGCCGGTGCCGACAGCGCCAGCAGCCTGACCTTGCTGCCACCAGTAAGCATTAGAGACATCAACAGCACCAGCCTCAGCAAAGAGACCAGAACCGTCGATGAAGGAGCCAGTAGTCTGGGCAACCGCATCATGGCCACCAAAAGCGTGGATAGCATTGGGGAGGGCATCAACAGCATCAGTGTAGTTGAAGGGCTGAGCACCAAGGAGCCTATACAGAAGCTGGTTGCAGTCAAGAGAAGAACAGTAGTCAACGTTCTGGTCAGGCTGGACAACCCAAATGAGCTCCTTAACGGGGTGGTTGAAGTTGAGCTTGATCTTGTTGGAAGAAGAACCGACAGACTCATCACCAGTGAACTGGAGCTGCTCAATAAGGTACTCGTGGGGATTCTGGGCCATGCGTCTGCGCTCATCAGTGTCCAAGAAGACGTAGTCGACGTAGAGGGAGGCAGCGACGAGGGACTGGTTGTAGGCAGTATTGACACGGCCGCCGGCACTAGAAGTACTGGAGTTGGGATTGCCGCAGCTGAGAGAGCCGACGGCCCACAAGCACTCATCGATGGGACGAATATCGAGGTTAATCTTGACCTCGTGGTACTGAAGGGCGATGAGAGGAAGAGCAAGACCGGGGTTACGGCAGTACCAGAACTGAAAGGGTACATAGAGGGTGGTCTCGGGGAGAGCATTGCGGGGAGCGCAAACCTGACGAGGCGCGTTGGCCTGGCAGGGACCATCGATTGCGTTGAATGAAGGATCGGTGATGAAAGTCAACTCAGTGGTGTTGCCGACCATAGCATAGTAACCGGGCTGCTGGTCAACAGGGAGAGTAAGGTTGTTCCAGATGTGCATCCAGTCACCATACTGGCGATCAATGCGCTGACCACCGATCTCAACCTCAACCTGAGAAATCAACTGCTCACCAGGGAAATCAAGCCAACGGGCATAAACACCGTCCTGGGTAGAGCTCTTCATGGACTGGTTAACCTCGGGGAGAGTAACCTGAAGGTAAGTGCGGTAAGCCAAATCACCATTACGAGAGATGGTGCAGGTTACACGACGACCAAAATCGGCCTGACCGTTAAAAGTCTGTTCGATAGACTCCATTGCGAAGTTGGTGTGACGTTTGTAAGACACCTTCCAAAAGGTAATCTGAGGGTTGCCCGTAAGATAGACATCTTGGGCGCCGTAAGCTACAAGTTGCATAAGACCTCCTGCCATTTTTGTTTATTATAATATTGCTAAAGAAAAAAATTTTATAAAAAATCTTAATTAATTTTTTATAAATTAATAATTAATAATTAATATAATCGACCAGTTAACATTTTCCTAAATTTTACAAGTAAATAAATCGTTAAATAATGTTGTTCATATTTGATTTCAAAAAACTTACTAAATACTCGTCAGAGTATATCTCAGTTTGTTTTTCGTGCTTTTTCCTAAAAACATAGTTGTTATCGTTATTTTTTCTTATACTCCACCCATTTTCTAAAGTATTCATTAGAAATATCATCAAATAAATATCATTTTTTTGTTCTCTATTTATATCTAGCTTACCTTTGTCTATCAACATTTTTAATGTATGAATCCCCTCCTTCAAGGGTATTATATCTTCTTTCTTTTTAGTTATTGTTGCTTCTAAACTATTGTTACTCTTAGATTGTCCACGGTCGTCGATTTGCCCATTGTTGCTACTGGTATTACTGGTGTTACTGGTATTACCAGCGTTACCGGTGCTATATATTTTGTGAATGAGACGCTTATTTAGATAATCTTCTGTTATAATTTCTGTGGTAGAATCTTCTAAATTTTTTAAATAAAAAATAGTTTTCCTTTTTTTTATAGCCCAGTTTTTTTCTAAAGAGTTAATAATAAATTTCATCTTGTAATATGTTTCTCTCTTAATATTCGCAATATCCAAAGAATCTATATTTATAGTCGTATTTAACACATTTGAAGTAGATTTAATATTATACGGTTTATCGTGTAAATCTTCTTCGGTATCAAATGATTTACCAGTTTTATTAACTATGTCTAAATAATCTGATAACATTATTTTATTTTTATGGGAGAAAACATTAATACAATCCTAACATTATTATTTACACTTATGTATTTAAAATTTAACTATTTATAATTCAATATCTACAAAAATTCCTAAATATTTATTTTGTATGTTTTTCGTATGTTTTTTCGTATGTTTTTATTTTACAATACACGTATACTACTAGTTCGATATTTGGTGTTCTTTTGATAGTATTGCATTATGATGTAAAGAAAAAGTTTTGTTTTCACTAGAAAAATAACTTGGATAAAGAATACTCCAGTCTAACCCTTCATCAAGTAGGGTTAACTTTGTATAAACATATCCAATAAAAGCACTACAGAAAAATCTAGATGTTTTTTGAGGATTAGGGTCTTTCTTACAATATGCTTCAATCCAGTCTGTAACGACCATATCATACGGTTTATCGTATACGACTTTATGTATTTCTTTTAATTTTTCATTACTAAATATTTGTGTATACTTTTCGGTACTTTCAAACTCAATTCTGCGAACATATATTTTTCCACCATATGTTGTAATAAAATGGTCATACGGAACCAACTGAACTCCAAATTTCTTGGTATTATCTTCTGGATCCGGAACATCGGAAATACCCGATGTCCAAACATATGTACCTTTTAATAGAATGTCGGTAAATACGGGGTCTACAACAATCATACCAACATGTGAAAAATCACTCTTTGTCATAAATTTTATAAACCAGCTAAACAATCCCCATGAACTATACTGTAAATCGTCGCATAAAAGAAGATCGCCTGTTTTTAATTTACAACTCATTTCAGGCATTTTATTTTATTTTATTTTATTTTATATTACATTATAAAAATAATATAAACATTTGTAAAATTGTGTAAAATTGTGTAAAATTGTGTAAAATTGTGTAAAATTGTGTAAAATTGTGTAAAATTGTGTAAAATTGTGTAAAATTGTGTAAAATTGTGTAAAATTGTGTTATAATATGTATGTAATTAAAAACTAAAATAGATATAATTATTAATTATTATATATTAAAAAAGTTATACTTATAACAATATAATAGATATATATATATAGATGCCGTCTTTT